TCCCCGCCGATCCCACCGACGCAGGGCCCAAGCTCGTCACCGTCGTCTCCGAGAAAGCCCCAATCAGCATCGAGGACCTGGAAGGGAACACCATCAGCGGCCGGTGGCGCATCATCCGTGCACTGAAGCCCGTCAAGGAAGCCCCGCACGGCGGGTTCATCCTAGAGTACTCCGGCACCCCCGAGGAGGAATAGGCATGACCGACTACTCAATCCCCAACGGCGACCTGGAAGAGGTCGCCAAAGCCTTCACACAGATAGCCGATGGCGCAGCCGTCGCTTTCCGCACCGTAGACCCCCACGGGCGAGACGGCTTGCAAATGGTATACGGCGACCTCCGCAAATCCTCCGCATACGTCGCAATCCCAGTGCACAGCTATGAAGAAGGCTGGCGCCTCCGCAAGCGCTGCCACCTGCTCACCCTCGACGCCATCGACCAGCTGAAATACACGCTTGAGCAGCTCACCGTGCACCCCGGGCTCTTCGGCAGCTATGAATACGGGGCCTCTCTCGCGGCGTTCAAGGAAGCTACCCAGGAGGCCGTGAATAACCTCGCCCGCGCGGAGATTGACAAAAAGATTCACGACGCAGAGGCAGGCATCGCCCGGCTCAAGCGCCAGCGCGCCAAGCTAGACAAGGCAGGCGCAGACGCATACGAGGTATTCCTCCGCCGCCCATAAACAGCCAACCACCAAGCCCCGCACCACATACGGTGCGGGGCTACACTTGCACTATGAGCACGAAGACGAAATACAACGACGCCGAGTACACCAGGCGCGCCAAGGCCCTACGCCGCGCCGTCGAAACCCACGGGCTCCCCTGCCACCTATGCGGAAACCCCATCGACCTCACGCTCCCATCCACGCACCCGCTCTCCTTCACCGCCGACCACCTCAAAGCCATAGCCAACGGCGGACACCTCTACGGCCAGCTCGCACCCGCACACCGCCGCTGTAACTCAAGACGACAAAACCGACGGCTCCACTCCCAAATCAAAAAGCCAAAAACAACACGCGCGTGGTGACCTGGTAAAATGTGTAACGACCCACCCGGGGGCATACCCCCCCCCATACCCCATTTGAGCCCCTACGGTCATAGTCGTTTCTCCCCCCGGGCGCTCCCAGCCCGAAATTGTACGTTTGGAGGTGCCTAGCGGTGGCCAAATCATCCCGCAAGCTGAAGCCGCATGGCACCTATGCCGCTTTTATGCGGCACAAGCGTGCTGGTGAGGAGCCGTGCCCGGCGTGCCGCGAGGCTTCGCGGAAGAACGCGGCGGCGTATCGGGAGCGTAAGCGCGCGGAGGAGGAGAAGAGGACTCGGCAGAATGTGAAGGCTCGCCGGGCGGGCGGTTTAACCGTTGAGCCTGTTAAACAGACCGGCGGTGAGACGGTGCGTGTACGTCAGACCGTGGCATATGGGCAGGCTATCGAGGTTGAGGTTCCGGTGCTGTCGGAGCCGGGCGAGATTTATGATGAGCTTCTGCTGCGCGCCCGCGCCTCGCTGCAGGTCGCTGTAGCCCGTGACGTGCCAGGCCTGATTTCTGCCGCGGTGAGCGTGGTCACGGAGAAGGCGAAGCTCGCGGATGGTCAGCATGCTCAGCTACGCCCGTCTTTGGTGGATGAGCTGGCGCGTGTGCGTGCGGCGCGTGAGGCTCGCGCTAAGGCGGCTGGTGCATAGTGGGCGAGGCTGCTACTGGGTCTCAGCTCCCGCGCATTGATGTTGCTCCCCTGTACGTGACCACGCGCGGTGATGACGCTGTGGACCTTGCTGCCTTGGCGGGTCTGATGCTTGACCCGTGGCAGGAGCATGTTCTACGTGGTGCGTGCGCGACTGACGACCTGGGCAAATGGGCGGCGAAGAATGTCGGCTTGATTGTGCCGCGCCAGAATGGGAAGGGCTCGGTGCTGGAGGCGCGCGAGCTTGCGGGGCTGTTTCTATTTGGCGAGGACATCGTGCACACGGCACACCTTTTCGGCACGGCGGCGGAGCATCAGCGGCGCATGGAGTCGCTGATTCGCGGCTGTGATTATCTGGTGGAGCTGATGGAGGGCTACCGTGGCGACTCGCGCGGCAAAATGTCCGGTATCAAGACCGGCAACTCTGAAATGAGTTTCACGGTAGCGGAGGATAAGGCCACGGGCCGCCCGGAAACGCGAATGTTGTTTAAGGCGCGGTCCAAGGATTCGATTCGCGGGTACACTTTCGACCTTCTGGTTTTTGATGAGGCCTACAACCTGCCGGGTGAGGTGGAGGCGGCGGCGCGCCCGGCACTGTCGGCGAAGACGATGGCCGGTAATCCGCAGGTGTGGTATACGTCATCTGCGGGCTTCCCCGATAGTGACGTTCTGTCGCGCGTGCGTGACCGCGCGATGAGTGGAGACCCTGGCGACCTCGCATTTTACGAGTGGAGCGCACCTGATGGCGCTGACCCTGCCGACCCGGCTATGTGGGCTATGGCAAACCCGGCGCTGGGCCGCCGTATTTCACCTGAGTGGGTCGCGGATGAGCGGCGCACTATGGGCGCGGAGGAATTCAATCGTGAGCGCCTGGGTATTTGGTCGAAGGTTGGCGGGGAGTCTGCTATCCCTGCTGACTTTTGGGAGCAGTGTCGTGATGAGGACTCTACCGCTGGCCTTGATTTGGCGTTTGGTGTGGATGTTACCCCGCTCGGGGATGTTTCCTCGATTGCGTCTGCGTCGTGGCGTGATGATGGCACGGTGCACATCGAGATTGTGAATCATGAGGGCGGTACCGGCTGGGTGCCGGGCCGCGTGGCAGAGCTCCAAAATGCGTGGAACCCGGTCACGGTGGCCTACCCGGCCGGCGGCCAGGCTGGGCGTGTGCTCGGGGGCGACCCGGGCCAGCGTCATAAGCTGTGGGCTATGACACGCCGCGAATTTGACCAGGCGTGTGGCGCCTTCTACGAGGCGGTGGCTACCGGGAAAATTAGGCACTTGGGCGACCCGGTGCTAGATGAGGCGGTGAAGGCTTGCCGCCGCTCGAAGGGGCTTAGTGATCTGTGGCACTGGTCACGTGCCGACATGGGAGCGGACATTAGCCCGCTTGTAGCGGCATCTGTCGCCTATCATGGTCTGGTAGAGAAGAAGAAGAAGGAGGCGAGCGCTAAATGGCTCGTACTGTAGAGGACTACGAGGCGTACTACGAGGGCCGCCGCCGGCTGGACGCTATCGGCGTGTCGCTGCCGCCGAATGTGCGTGTGCTGGAGATGCCGGTGCGCTGGCCTAAGCTCACCGTGGACGTGCTGGTGCGCTCGCTAGTGCTGGAGGGATTCACTATGGCTGGTGGTGAGGTGCCGCCTCAGCTCCACCGTATCCTCCAGGCTAATAATTTCGACACCCTGCTCACGCTGACGCTGACTGAGGCGCTGGTGACTGGCCGCGCCTGGGTTGTGGCCGGCGGGTCTGTCATCCCGGGCTCGAATATTCCGCGTCTGTCTGCGCATCGTGGACGCGATATCACCGTCAAGCGCGATATTTTCGGGACGATTATCGAGGCGGTGCAGATCTATACGCGCGGCGGCGTGGAGCAGAAAGCCCTATACACGCCCGGCCATTTGGCCGTATTTGCTGTCCAGGACGGCGAGGAAATCCTCATCGAGGAGCACGACTACTCGGATACCTACCCCGGCGTGCCTATCGTCGAGGTGGTGAACCGCACCCGCATCGGCGGCGGCGGCACCTCTGAAATTGAGGATATTATCGAGCTGTGCGATGCCGCGTCGCGCTCGCTGACCAATTTGCAGATTGCGCAGGAGCTCCTCGCCATGCCGACCCGGTACCTTTTCGGTGACGGCGTGGCCGACCAATTTACCGGCGACGGCAAGCACCCCGGGCTGGCGCGCCTTGAGGCGCATTTCGGTCATCTGCTGGTGGGCCCGTCTGGGTCGCAGGCCGGCTCTATCCCCGGCGCGGACCTCCAGCAAATCGTCAATAGCTTCAAGCTGTACGCGGCGCAGGTCTCGGCGATGACGGGCATCCCGGCATCCATGATGGGTGTAAGCTCGGACTCCAATCCCACCAGCGCGGAGGCGATGCGCGCCGCGAAGGACGGCTTGATTTCCCGCGCCGAGCTGAAGCAACATCTTTTCGGTGACGCGGTGGAGGAAATCGCGCGCATGGTCCTGCAAATGGCAGGCGTGCAGGTGGAGGGTCTGGAGACTCTGGAAGCGCGTTGGCGCGACCCGGCTGTGGCATCCATCAGCTCCCGAAACGCTTTGATGCTCCAGGCGCAGGCCCAGGGTGTCATTACCTCGCAGACGGCGCGTGAATTCCTGGGTCTGTCTCCGGAGCAGGCGAAGCGTGAGGATTTGCATGACGATGAGATGCGCGGCGTACTCGGTGAGGGAGTCTGATGATTATCAGTGCATACGCGGCGGCGCTCCGCTCTATCGTCGCGCTTTTCACGCCACAAGTCTTGTCCGTGCTGGCGACGGTGGACCGCACGGATGCTGCTCAGCGCGCACGTGCGGAAGCTGAGGTGTTGAAGCTCACGCGGGCGGCGCGGCTGGAGGCGGCAAAAATTGGAGACAAAATGCTGAGGGACGCGGCGCGCGGTCTGGCCGTCGAGCCGTTCATCCCCGAGCCTGAGCCGTACCGGGCCGGTTCGGTGATTCAGGCTTTTCGTGAGTCCACCGGCAAGAGCGACAAGTATTTGGCTGGGATTTTGGGCCGGCATGTGCGCATGGCTGCGCGTCGGCAGGTGATGCGCGCTGTCCCCGACCCGGTGATTCCTAATTTCATGCCGCCCGAGAAAATGTTCCCGAATGGCGTGAAGCCGGTCTCACTTGAGCCTCACCAGTCCGCGGAAGCATTTAATCGCACGGTCGGCGAGGATGGCAAGGCGCGAATTTACCCTGTCGGGTGGGCGCGCGTTCTCACGGGCCGGTCGTCATGTGGATTCTGCGTCATGCTCGCAAGCCGTGGCCCGGTCTACAGCTCGGCGCACCATGCCGGCAAGGGCGGGGCCGGCGGGCGTGACAAGTTTCACAATAATTGTGACTGCATGGTGGTGCCGGTCTACAAATCGACCGACTGGGCCGGCCGCCGCGAATATGAACAGCTTCGTGAGTTTTATCACGCTACAATAAAGGATGTGAAAGCTCACCCCGAGAAGTATCCGGGGAAAAATGCCCAGGCATGGCTAGAGCAAGCACTGAAAGAGCGCGGCGCACCGGTCGGCGTGCCGCTCTAATGTAGGAGGACCCTGTGGAGGAAACCACCGCTGCCCCTGCCGTCCAGGAGACGGCCCCCGAAACCCCCGAAGCTACTCCCGCCGCTGTCCCCCCGTGGGAGCGTGACGGCGTGGATTTCAACCCCGAGACCGCGTGGAACTTGATTCAGAATCTGCGCGCCGATAACTCGGCGCT